ACATAACCACCTGGGTATTCCTCTTTCTCTTTTATCTTTCTATCAGTCATCACAATACCTTGTTCGTGTAGGTACTTTAAAATGTACCCTGTACTTACTGCGATAGAGGATATCACACTTTCGAATGGTACTAATGCTTGGTAAGCAAACGATACTACCAGATCAATATATTTCATTTTGGTTTCAATTTTATCTACCAACAACACATCTTGAACATTGTATTCAACGAATTTATTCCAATCGGTCTTCCATAGATTGTTAAGATCCCCTTCAAAAGCTAATTTCCCTTCATTTACTTCGAAGTTTCCGATATAATCTAGTTTGTATGACTCTCTTTTATGTTGGGTGTATTTTTTGTAAAGGGCTAAACCATCCAATATAGCAATCCCGCCAATAGTATACATTCCTGTCTTTCTATTCTGACTGTATTTACCGACAGGGGATAGACTTCTTTCCACACCGATACGTTCTAATCGATTAATAATATAAGGCACATCAAAATCACTACAAAACCACCCTGTAAGGATATCCACTTTCTGTTTGCGGAAGAATCTTACAAAGGCATCCATCAAATCAATTTCATTTGGATTACAGTGATAGTTTTTTACTAAAGGTGAATTGCCTGTATATTCCCGTAGACCAAACGTATAGACTTCTTGTGTCTTCGAAAATTTAACCGTAATTAAGTTGATCGGATATTTAGCTTCGTCTGGTTTTGGGAACTCTTCTGCGGCCACCTCAATATCGATTGTGCATATGTTAAGGTCATTGATGTCATAACGAATTTCTTTATTCTTATATTTGTTCTGAAGATATTTAACATCCTCTTTAATATCAGACTCACATAAATACGCACCAGATTCTTTTAAGTTTTTTATCGACTCTCTGTTATCATAACTTCTTTTTTCGACGGGGACACCATAGATATCTTTGATGGTTCCCGTTTCTGATTCGATATAACATTCATTCTGTATTTTTTCAACAGTCTTATATCGTTTCCCGTCTATGTATTCCCATAGATGGATTTTGTTGGTGTTGTATTCATAGAAGACGTTTGAATATGCCATTAACTATTTTCCTTGATGTATAAATTCAATATATTTTCAATTTTATTTAATTCTTTATATGGGATTCTCAGTAAATTAATATTTTGTTTTTTACAAAATTCGTTTTTTATATTATCTTTCTTTTGTATGTCCGATAAATCCCCACCATGTTTCCAACCTTTTACTGTTTTGAAATGTTGCAACCCATCAAATTCTATACATGTATTGTATTCTGGAAGATAAAAATCAAATCTTAATACATACTTATCTTTACATTCCTTAAAAGTTTTTTGTGTGTTATAGGTAATTTTGTTTTCGATAAGATATTTTTCAATTTTGTTTTCACCCTTACTAGATGAACATTTTGGACAACCTTTACCACTTAAATGTGTATCTGGTCGTTGATAAAACTCTCCATGTTTTTTACAAACAATTCCAATTTTTGTTCTCATGTTTGTATAAACCGATTTCGAATAATCATATTTATCACCATGTACGTTCTTTGCTTTTATAATAATTTCTGATATATTTCCCTTTTGATTACCGTAACACTTCTGACACCCAACTTTATATCTTAAATGTGCTCCTGTCTGTTGCTCAAATACACCATGTTCAGGACAAATTATTTTAATCTTATCTTCCCCATCTACATACTCTACTAATGAATAATCGTATTTGTTATTATGAATAACATTGGCATGTTCAATAAATTCATTAATTGGAATCCTATTCAACCGACCCATAGCATAAAGACCACAAGTTTTACAACCCTTCCCCATTAGATGTGCGTTTGGTCTTTGTGTGAATTCTCCATGTGTTGGACAAATTATTATTACTTTTGTTTGTCCATCTTTATAATATGTTTTTGAATAATCAAATTTGTTGTTATGGATTTTGTTGGAACGTTCTATGAATTCTTTTATAGTTAGTTTGTTCGGCATGATACCACCTGTATGGTTAATAATTACGTAAGAGTAATCCATGTACAGGCATGGAAACACGGGCCGGTGCTGTCCTCTTACATAAGTATTTATAACATTAGTATCATTATTTTGCATATTAATCAGTGTCTTGTTTAATTCTAGTTACTACTTTATCGATATTATCGTATAGGTTTACGATCTCGACAGGATTCATAGCAGCACTTTTAGGATGCCCCCCGCCGAGTCCCAATTCTTTCAATATGTTTCCTAGATGAATATTTTCATTCGTTGTTCTTACACTTATATTTTTAGTCTTTTCGTTTATACAAAAACTATACTCAATATCCAATTCTGTCATAGCCTTATGTGATAATTCATTAATGAAGTCATCTGTTGAAAATATTAGCCCACTAAAATCTTCAATGGTTACGTAGGTGAAATCGTCCCACAACTTATTAAATGTATCGTGTCTATTTTTCAGGAACTGTTTTTCGTTGTCATCCAATTCCATGTTGCCATCGAAAAATCTTTTTCTCATTTTATCTTCCCAATACAAATAGAATAGATAATTGAGATCCTTACTGAATGGTGATTTGTGAATCCATAGATCGTAATCGTTTGTATGGTATATCAATTTACGTAGGTAAGACAAATCGACACCAAGTACTTTCTCACAAAATTTCATCGCCAATACAGCACCACAATTTTTAGTCACTACGAATCTAAATTTTTTCGGGTCATGTAAATGGATAGCACTGTCGTGATGATCTAATAGTATTAGATTCTCTGGCAGATCATCCAACGATAATTTATTGGGTGATATGTCTGTTAGTATAACAAAATCATAATCCTTAAAATTGATAATCTCTAATAGCTCATCGATCTTATTATAATCGGTGTATTGGTATGAAATGTTCTTTGCTTGGAATGTGTTACCCAATACAATTGACGAAGAAATTCCGTCCAAATCGGAATGTGAAATGTTTAGGATTTTAGATTGTGTAGACAGTCGATCAAATATGCTCATGTAAGTCTTTCGTTAAGGTTATTAATAAGATATGAATTCTGGAAACAAAGTCAATAGATATTTTAAAATTTTATAAATTTATTTAGTCCGTTGTTATTTTCTTTTATTTCTTTAGTGTGTTTTTGTATTCTGTCAATAGCAATGTCGTAATATTCTTTGTCTTTCTCTATACCCACGAATTTTCTATCGGTGTTTATACAAGCAATAGCCGTTGTTCCAGAACCTATTGTAAAGTCTAAAACAGTTTCGCCCTCGTTAGTGTAGGTCTTAATTAAATACTCCATAAGTGCTACTGGTTTTTGTGTTGGGTGGTGACCCCGTTCCTGTTTAAAATCCAACACACGTTTAGGTAACCTAATACCCATATTAATCGTTGTGGTTTCCTTAAAAATAGTATTGTTTAATTCGTTTAATCTATTTTTTTTATCTCTTGTTATTTTATAAGGAGTTCCTAATATCTCTTGTGGGTTATATATTACTGATTTTTTTGAAAATATACTAATGTTCTCGATATCATTGAGTGGTCTAATATTAGCCATAAACGGATCCACTCCCTGTGGTTTTCTATATATCCAATCATACTTATAATTTTTAATATTAGACATTCTTAAAGCACTAGAGAACGGCTCAGACCCGAACAATACAATAGCTCCATTAGGCTTAATTATTCTATGTAATTGTTCCCACATTAAATCAAAAGGAATAACAGAATCCCATTTACAGGCTGTTGTACCATAAGGTGGATCTGTAATGATAGCATCAATAGAACCATCTGGTATATCTTTCATTACCTCTAAGCAATCACCATGTATTATTTCATTTAGCATCCTAAAATATATTCACTAATTGTTGAATATACCCACCCGCTTCAGTATAGCGATTGTTTGTTTCAAGATCCAAATACCCCGCAACCATGGTATCGTTGTATTTGTCTTTCTTAGAATATTCGTCTATCAGATTTTCAATGTCTTCAACTGTACAATCGTCTTTCATCTTAACAAGGTTTTTGTCATAAGGTGAACTTGTACCATCACTAAATACCGTACCAATGTGAATCGCACCAATGGCATGTGCTTCAATCTTCTTAATGTCAGACTTAGCACTATTAAAATTATTACATTTCAACGGAGACACTATGAAGTCTGGTTTAAGATATTTCATTTTCTGTGGATACTGAAACATATTCAACCAAGGAACTACCTTAATCTTATCCTTAATCTCTTCGAAGTAATATGGTAACCCACCAATAATACTAACATCAATCTTATCAGCTTTAACAGCCTTAATGATATAGTCACACCAAGCGTTATCAAAGTCACCTTTCAGTTTCTTATCATTCGAGTAGTGAGTAGGTGATTGGTTCAATAGGATTCTAGGTTTCGTAATATCAGCCACTTTCAATTTCTTATCTCTATGTCCGTACAGATAAATAGGTACTGAATTTTCTAACACTGTAATTGGTGTTTCAACTTCCTGTTCATTTATTAAATGATCTTTTAGATATTGAGTACTGACAGTAACTTCATCAGCAAGTCTCATCATTTCTAAAGCAGATAATTTCATTTCTTCTGATACACGATCCGATGCAAAGTTATATGATGGGATACCTTCTTTATCAGTACCACCATAGTTTTCATTTCTACCCCATAGAAGATCGTCGATATCATATACTAGCTTGAATTTGAATTGTGGTTGTACGTTCTTATACATTCTCATGATGTTTAAATGTTCTGGTGTCATTTGCCGTTGGAATAGAATAGAACGTGTTCTAACTAAAATATCTTGCTGTCTAATAAAGCATGGTGTGATGATGGGATTGATATTTTGTTTCCGTCCGAAGACAGCACCTAAGTATGAGAATGGGAAGACAGTACGAACGAAGCCGCAGCCCGAGCTGTCACTCGCCAGGCAGATAACTATGTTCTTTTTCACCTTTATAAATTGTTTCTTATCATCTTTCTCATTCGGTATAATTTTCATTGTTTCAATCTCCTATAAAATGTATTGCCCTTATAATTACTTATATTGTTTTTAAATTTAAAGTTTCTCTTGTTCCATCCATACTTATCACAAAAATCTTGTAAATTTTTAACATCATTAAATTCTTCACCCGATGCTAACACAATATTATAAATATATTTCGTAGTCTGCTTATGTATTAGTCCAATCTTCTTTTTAAATTCATCCGAATGAGTCTTCCCATAAAACGTATTCTCTTCACCTAATCGGGTTCCTTTTCTAACTTTACTCAAATGTTTCCTAGTCTTCTTTGAATGAGTCTTTCTATAAAATCCATTGTTCTCTCCACTACTTGATATACTTATTTTCTTTTAGTTTCTTCAGATAAAGTCTTTCCTAAATTAATTTGTCTCATTCG